GTTCGATGACCAGACGGTGGCCGAGTTCGAGACTCTGCCCGAACATAACCGAATCGCTTTTATTGCGCACGCTCAGTGGATAGCCAAGGCGCACGCCTACCAGATACCGCCAGACCTGCATTTGGATTACCGAGTTTTCTTGATGCTTGCGGGGCGCGGGGCGGGTAAGACGAGGTCAGCCGCCGAGGCTTTGTGGTGGTGGGCGTGGACTCACCCTGAGACCATGAGCATCGTGCTGGCCCCTACCAGTGGTGACTTGAAGTTCACCTGCTTTGAAGGGCCGTCTGGCCTGCTGGCGTGCATCCCAGAGGCGCTGGTGACCGACTACAACAAGCAAGACCACCTGATCAAGTTGAGCAACGGCTCCAAGATTCGCGGTGTATCAGCAGACTCGTATGACCGCCTGCGTGGTATCAACTCATCCTTCGTGTGGTGTGACGAGTTGGCCGCATTCAACTACCTTGGCCCTAACGAGGCGTGGGACAACATGATGCTGGGTCTGCGTATCAAGCCAGACGATAAGCCCCACAGCCAGCCTCGTGTGATCGTGACCACGACACCGCGCCCAAAGGACTTGATCCTTGATCTGGTAGGCCGTGAGGGTGACGATGTGGTGGTGTCCCGCGCCAGCACTTTCGACAACGCCAAGAACCTTGACAAGGCGTTCCAGCGGCAGTTGGAGAGTTACCGTGGTTCAAAACTTTATGAACAAGAGGTGATGGGCCAGATCGTTGACCTCGAAGACGGCAAGGTGGTCAGCCGCGATATGTTCCGCCTATGGCCTGCACACAAGCCCTTCCCCAAGTTCGAGTACATCGTCCAGTCCTATGACTGCGCCTTCTCTGAGAAGGAACACAACGACCCGACGGCCATGACCACATGGGGCGTGTTTAAGCCGCAGGACGGGCCTATGAGCGTGCTTTTGATCGACTGTTGGGCCGAGCATCTGTCCTTCCCTAAACTCAAGCCCAAGGTGTTAGAGGAGTGGCGTGTGTCCTACGGTGAAGGGCGCGATGCCAAGCGGCCAGACCTGATCCTCGTGGAGGACAAGGCGGCGGGCATCTCCCTGATCCAAGAGTTGCGCTATGCCCACCTGCCTGTGCGTGCCTACAACCCGGGTCGCGCTGACAAGATGCAACGCCTCCAGATCACCGCGTCCATCTTCGCGACTGGCCGCGTGTGGCTTCCTGAGTCCGACACCCACAAGGGCTATGTCAGGAGTTGGGCCGAGGGCTTCCTGTCCCAGATATGCGCGTTCCCTGACGCGGCGCATGACGACTATGTCGATAGCGCAACGCAAGCGATTCGGTTATTGAAGGATATGAACTGGCTCGACATCAATCCAGAACCGCCTGATAATGACGATGATTATTTAGAATTCACTCAAGCCAAGCGGGTCAACCCCTACTCGGCGTAAGGAGCAACATGGCAGACCCAACCAAGGCGATCAAAGGCGGATTGAGTGCAATACGCAATGCAAGCCGTGCGGCTGATCAGGCGCTGGAGGCCAAGAGGCTGGCGCTGGAGGCGGCTAACCCTCCCATCAAGGCGTCGGAGGCTTACGGCCAGCATGAGGGCGCGTATATGAAGCCGATCTTCTATGACCGCATGAGGGTTGATCTGTCTAAGGGCAAGAAGGGTGGCCCCGGGTTCTCTGGCATTCAGTTGGTAGACCCCAACTACGCCGATGCTAAAGCGGCGGCAGGCGTGACTGACCAGAAGATGGCAACGCGTATCCTAAACCGCAACAAGGCTGGCGTGCCCGCAGGTGCTAAAGTGATCTGGACACCATCAGTAGGTGGCCTCGAACAGCACAAGTCCAACTCCACCATGTTCGGTGAGTTTGCTGACATCTTTGCCAACCAGCGCAAGAATATGTCAAACGAGGAAATCCAGAAGTTGAGTGACCGCGCCAGCAATGCGGTGGACAACAAGGGCAAGTTGATATTCCCCAACGGCATTGACTTAGGTTCGCGTAACTTCCGACAGCAGGTCAAGACTTATGACCAGCGCGGCTTGATGGCTGACATCTTTGCTGGCCGTGGTGTGGGCGGCGAGAAGGGCCGCACGGTGCCCGTGGAGGAGTTGCTTGAGAAGAACATTGACCCCAATGTGGCAAACGCTGGCACGCTCGATTTGGGTAATAGGCTGTTCAGGCTTGAGGGCGATGTCATTGACCGCCCTGACCTGCACAGCGACTACCGCAAGATTTTAACTGGCGAAGACCTTGGCGTGAACTACATCCCCGTGCCTATCAGAGAGGTTTACTCCGACTGGGAAGCGCAGAAGGCGCTGGACTTGGCCGCGCAAGGTAAGAACCGTGGCGTGACGCTGATGGACTACACCAAGAATGACCCCACGGTGCAGTTGACCGAAGAGTTGCTGACCAAGATGCAGAAGGCTGGAAAGAAGTCTGGCGGCGCTGTGAACCGCACAGAGTCCCCAGCAGACATGGCCCGTTTCCATAAGCGGTTTGCAATGCACAAGGCCATCGGTGGCCGCGTCAGTAAACAGCCAGTTAAGATGGCAGAGGGCGGCAGGGCCAGCATCTTTGACAAGCCAGTCCATATGGTTGACGGCGGCAAGGTTGCCAAAGGATTGATGGGTGCCATTAACAAAGCAGAAAAGGCCGCTGATGCCGCTATAGCCGCAAAGAAAACCGAGGCACCTAGCATCATTATTCCAAGCAAAGTTAGCAATATTAAAGAAGCCGTTCGTAAAAACAAAGGCGATTACGGCGCAAGGCGCGTAGAGCGTGCGGCTGACGAGATACCCAACCTTGAAAAGTTGTACAAAGAAGAGGCGATTAAACAGGCATTCCTTGGTGATAACGCCAAGGCCGTAATGACTATGAATCCCAAGGATTTTGAAAAGTATGCCGCGCCCCTTGATCCTCGTTTTATGGATGCCAATTCAACGCGGTACACCACAAGCGGTGAAAGATTGGCTTATCCTGATTACATGAGCGAATACTTGCCAAATGTTGGAGCGTTCGATGATGTGCCATTTTTAGAAATTAACAAGAAAAAACAGGGATCATCAACTTCACCATTTATTTCTGGTCACGAAGGCCGTCACCGCAACCGTGTGATGGCAAATAAAGGCGAAGAGGCTGGTCTTGTGCTATTAAATCCGCGTGCTGAATTGCGCGAACCATTTCCCCGTCGCAGTCAAGAAGATTACATAGAGGCGTTAAAAAAAGAATTAGAAATAACTGGTAATAAAGTTAAGCCAGAAAATTATTTTGATAATTTTAAGCAAGATGTCATAGAAAGAAAGCCAATTATTTTGCCTGATATTTACGCCAAAGGCGGTGCTGTTGGGCAAGAGTCACCAGCAGATATGGCACGCTTTAAGAAGCGGTTTGTTATGCACAAAGCCCTCGGCGGTGCAGTCAAAAAGGCCCAGAAGTTTGACGGTGGCGGCATTGCATCCCCAGAGGAAAGTTCTGCCCCACCTGAAAGTCAGCCAACCAAGGCTGGCCTGATGGCTGAGTTCCTTGCAAAGATGGCAAAGGATCAAGGCAAAGAGGAGTTGTCCAGCCTAAAAAAGCCACGCGCCCTCACGGATTTGCTTAACCGTGGCGTGCTGGCGAACAATCCATTAAGCGCAGGCGTTGACCTTTTTAACTTAGGTCTGAATGTTGTTGGCGCAGGGAGCGAGAAGCCGTTCCTTGGGTCTGAACACATGAAGGACTTGATGAACAAGACGGGCGTAACATCAGGCGAAGAGCGCCCAATGATGGAGACCGCACTCAGTTTTGCCAGCCCCACGGCAATCATCAAGGGCGGCATGAAAGCAACAGAGGCGGCAAAGAAAGCGCCTGAGTTGCTGAATAAAGCATCAAGCGCAATGACTTCGAGTAAACTGTCCCCTCTGGCAACAGAGGCGAAGACTGCATCGGCAGGGAAGCCAACAGGAGCAACATATGCAACCAAACAAGAAGGGCCGTTCTTCCGAGTCAGCCCAACCACACTTGACACAAGTAAGGCAAAGAATCGCGGAATTAGAGAAGCGGATGAACTTCAAGGCCAAGCCCCTCTCGGAGGAGGAGCAGGATCGTTTGGAAGCCAAGTTCCGACGCGCCTCGCAG